TGAGCTTCTTGCTTGTACGCATCCGCAACCGCAAGGATAGAGTTAGCATTATCCGACAGTCTACCGTTCTCTGCATCTAATATCTCAATATTAGAGCCTGTAAGCTCGTTGAAGTTAGCCACCGCATCACGCAGCTTCTCTTGCTCTGCGCGAGTGAGCTTAACTTTGTTTCCGTTCTCATCGTAAGCACCTGACAGCTTGGTTATTACCCCCGAATAGTAATCAACCATGGCACTGTTAGTGCCTATCTCCTGGAAGGTAGTTGTCATGCTAGAGGCTAAGTCAGCTTGCGCCTGTAGGCAGTCCTCTGCGCTTAGTGCGTTAGACGTGAGCGATACCGTGTTGTTGTCTACAGCAACCGTAAATGGCTCTATATTAAGCACTGCCGCACTGTATGCGGTATCAAGCGAAGTTACAGACGAGCTTAACCCAGTAGTCGCATCCTGGACGAGCTGTGCCCTATCGAACCACTCCGAAAACTCCTCATTTACTTGCGCCGCGAGGTCTACAAGCAAGCCTATTGCTGTAGCCTTACATGCTGCATTGAGTAGCTTAGTGGCCTTAGTTGCTTTAGTAGTGGCGGTGGCGGATGCCTCTTGTGCGCTTGTTAGCTTGGTAGTGGATGCCTTAGCCTTGAGTGTTGCGGTGTCCGCGCTATTTAAGCCTGATGTAAGCACACCTAGCTTCTGTACGCCCTTGCCCAACATTACGATTAAGCTACCTGTGCCAGATGTCAGCTTACCGACAACTGTAATTACGGGTCCAAACGCAGCTGCCGCGGCAACCATGCTTACTATCTGCTTTTGTTCGTCCTCATCTAAGCTGCTAAAGGCTTCGGCTGCTTCCTCTACCTTCTGAATAACTGGCTCTGCTGCGTCCACAAAGTCCAAGGCGGCGTTAACCAACGGCACGCCAACTTCTTCCGCAACTGCCGTTACTCGGTTCTTTAACATCTCCAACTGCGAGGAGAGCGAGGCGTTGCGGTTGTCAACCTCATTCTGTAATGCGGTGTTCTTCGCCCACTCGTCATTAGAGAGCGCGACAGCCTTAGCCACAAGCTCGGAGTTGCCAGCCATACGCTTCATGATGTCGGTCTGGCGGATGGAATCTATACCCAACTCCTCCAACATTACAGACATATTGCCACCTTCTGCGGTGGTTTCTTCCATGCTTGAGAGTAGCTGGGAGAGTGCCGCTACTGGGTCGTTCTTCCAAGCCTCCGAGAAGTCCTGTGAGCTCATCTTTGCTGTGGCTGCCCAGTCGGCCAGTGATTCGCTATTCGTTGCAACGGCCTTGTCAATTGTTGACATGATTGTTGATATTGCTGTGCCGCCAGCCTCCGCCTCTACGCCCAAGGAACTCAATGCAGCCGCTAGACCTAGGATGTCAGCCTGTGACATGCCTACTTGAGTGCCAGCCGCAGCAATACGCATGGCCATGCTGGAGATGTCTGATTCGGTCGTGGCCATGTTGTTGCCTAGACCTACAATGGCAGAGGCATAATTGCTGACCTGCGTGTGTGCCATCTTTGTAATGTTGGCGAACTGCGCCATCTCGGTGGCGGCCGTCTCTGCGTCCATATTGGTAGCAATATCGAGGCCACTTGTGACGCGCGAGAACTCATCAAGCTCATCAATCGCGAAGCCAAGCTGTGCGCCAAGAGATTGAATGTCTAGAATCTGCGATGCGGATACAGCATTAGTCTTGCTGAACTCAATAGCTGCCTGCTTGAGGGATTGGTATTGCTCCTCTGTGCCGTCTACGGTCTTTTTAACGCTTGTTAAGCTATCGTCAATATCAATTGCCGCCGATGCACACGCAGCCGCAGCCGCGACAATTGGTAATGTTACTCCCTTGGTTAGCTTGGTGCCAAACGCTGACATTTTCTCGCCTGCGGAATAGACCTGCCCGCCGAACTCCGCCATTTTGGCACCTGCATTGACCAGCGCAGAGGACACTCCGCCCATCTGCGAGGCAGCGGTAGTCTTTAGCTTCTCTAAGTCCGCCTTAGCTTTAGCAACCGCCTTGGAATTGTATTCGCCTGATATGGCGATTGTAAGTGATGCTTTGCCCATTATGCCTGCTCCAATACTTCGTTAATAGCGGTTGTAATGTTGGTAAGGACTGTTTCCTGGTTGCGATTAACTGCATTGACCATTACACGCGGCGGATAACTCCTATTAGGTACGCCAACGGGGAAGCTCGACATCTTCCGCGCGTTGGTGCGCTTGTCAGACCTAGAAGGGATATAGGTCGCTCCGCGGTTAGCAAACTCCTTAACGGGAGCTGCTGGGTCATCAGACTTGAGAACGTATTGGGTGCCTGATTTACGGCTGGCAATAGATAGCGAGCTGGCATATGTGCCATCGTCTTGAATATAGTGAGCGTAGGTTCTGGCAGTGTTGAGAACTGGACTAGCTGCCTTCTTAAGGCCTTCAATCATGGCCTTTTGAAGGCGCGTGTCAGCTTCTTTTAGATAGCTCATTAAATCAGAAAGACCATCTATCTGTACTGCGAAGTTTCCATAATCTCCGCTACTAAAGTAGATGGTCTCTGTGTTCATTATTTCCCCAACCTTTGCTTAATTTTTTGTAATCTGTCGTTGCGTGTGCGCTCGCGCCTCTCCTTAAACGATTCCTTCTTTGTCTTGCCCTCTATCCTCGTTAGAATCGCCTCGGAGTAATACCAGTAAGCCTCTGGATACTCGTCAGCTGCTCTGCACAGTCCGTAGAGGTCTTGACCTGATGCCAGCGCCACACGCGCGATGTCAAAGGCTAGGCCTTCGCTAAAGGGAGCGAATCAGGCTCTACATCATCGAGATAGATGGTTATCTTGTCCGCGACCTCAATAGCGCTGTCATAGGTCAGCTTCTTGGGGAGTTCGTACTTGTCGAGCAACCCCGCTTTCTTCAATCCATACCATGCCCAAGCGATGGAATGGAAGAAGTTATGCTCGCTCTCGTCCTCTACGTTGCTCTGCACCCATTTAAGAGCCATGATGTAGCTGCCTGCCATTACTGGCACTATCTCGCCAGTTCCGAGTTCTGGCGAATATACGTTCAAGTTCTTGGTTAATCCGTATTGCATGTTGTCCTCCTAGTTTGTTATTAGGCGTAGCTCGCTACGTCATTCGTAACTTTGAATGTAATCGGGGAGTCGGTCTTAGACTCAACACCGATATTGGCGAAGTCGAATTGGAATTCAGCCGCACCACCCGATGGGTCTACGTCTGGGAACTCGCAAGTGAATGGCACACGGCTAGCTGTGACTACAAGCGTGTAATTGGAGTTCTTGGAGTGCTTGAAAGTCCATTTGAAGCTGCCATAAATCATCTCGCCTGTTGGCTTAGTGCCTGTTGCGCTGCCAGTGATTGCCTGGCGATACTGTGTTGCATCGTCTGGCTTGATGGTTACGCTGCCAGATGTGGTGAGCTTACCTTCCTCAACGTCTCCTGGCATAATCTCGCCAGCTAGTGGGTCAGCGCTTAGGCTGTTGCTTAGAGAGATGCTGCCCTTAGTGACGGGAGCGGCAATCGGCGTACCCGATGCGGTGTCTACCAAGAATTCGCCGCCAGTCGGAACAAAGTATCCATCAAAACATGATGGGTCTACAGTACCAGGGAATGAAGTTAACCCCATAGTCGCATCAAGACCGATGCAAGTAATGCCCCAGTCAAGCGGTTGGTTTCCCTCGAATGACATCTCCAAGGTGTCAATCTTGCATCCCGATGTCTGGGTGTACTCGTTACCGATGCGACCCCAGAAGGTGAGATAAGGCAAAGTGTTGCCCAGTGTAATAGTGTGAGCGTATTTAGCTGCGCCAGCGCTGTTGGCGGCTGACACGATGTTGCCCATAGCTGCGAATATGTACAGCGGCACAACGTCAGCATAACCGTAGGTCTCGAAGTCTACGCCTGGAATTACGCTCTCCACATAGGAATCAATCCCCGTGCGGATGCCGCACGTTATTTCAGCCTCTGTAATGGTGCGGTCGAGTTTGAAGGTTTTTCCGCCCGTCAAACCATGCACGTATGTAGGCTTAGTGGCTGGCGTGGCCTTGTCGGCTTGCTTCGCTACACCGATGAGGCCAATGGAAGTATTAACCATTAGTTCTCCTTAGTCTTAGTCTTTTTTTGTTCTCGAAGCAAGCCAGCGTTCTTGAGAATGGCGAGCGTCTTTAAATCGCCGTCCACTTCTTCGCCCTGCTTGTATTCGTACTTGATACCGTCAACAATGGCGGTGAAGTCGCTAGTTGCAATCATTGATTAGTCTCGCTATCTCGCTTGGACACGCTGAATATCGCGTGCAGTTAACAATTAGCTGTGCTGCTGCTATGTAATACTTGGAACTATCTGCCGAAGTAGACGCTGCACCCATGGATACTGTGGAGTTGTCAACTGTGCCAGCTAGCATTGGGTCTGCCATGATCGTGTTAATCACTACATCGACATAACTCATTAACGTGGCGTTAGCTTTATCCCTGCTCGCATGTTGCGCGAATAAGAATAGATTGATGCTCCAGTTAATCTGCTGATGCCCCATAGACGCGCCGCCGCTTGTGCCTATGTTGTCGGCTATCTCGTCAACCGCGATATAGGCTGGCGGCTCGTTTTCTGGGAAGCCGACATACACTTGCGGAATCATCGCATCCCCATACAAGGCCAACACATCGGACGATTCAAAGCATCTCCGTAACCTATCCGCCAGAAT